AATTTCGAAGAATATACATGTGAAAACGATATAATTGCGGGTATAAATGTCGCGAATACATTTAAACTTCTTAAATCTATTACAAATAACGATGTTCTTGTAATGAGCATAAATTGTAAAGAGTTTATGAATATAGAAATTCATAATGAATCAAAGAAAACATGTACTAAATTTGCTCTAAAACTACTTGATATAAATGAAAACCAAATTGAAGTACCAGATATGACCATGACCACGATTACACCGATGGCCTCTGTTGATTTTCAAAGAATATGTAGAGACATGCATAATATTGGTAATATTATAGAAATAACCAGGGAAGGTACACACTTAAAACTACAGTGTATGGGTGATTTTGCGAATCAGGAAACGGATATTGAATGTACGGAAGAAAGTCCCAAAATTTCAGGTGAATATTCCCTTCGATACATGAATATATTTACAAAGGCGACAAGTATGTGTTCTACGGTACAAATCATGCAGGAAGAACAGAATAGGTTTTTGATATTAAAATATAACGTTGCTAATTTGGGTGAGTTAAAATTTTACTTAGCAACTAAGGTACCTGAAGATCAGTAATATACCCGTCTACAGTACTTACAATTTTAGTTGTACCAATTACACTTTTTAATTTTATTCTTGGGAATTCATTTTCAAGTGTGTCTATGTCATAAAATAACATATCCTTTATTTTAACTTTTTCGTTATGGAAATCCTTACGTGGACCCGCGTATCGTCGAATCTTGTTTAAAATATCCTTAACTGGTTTATCATCCGAATCGAGCAAAACAGCTGAAACGATTGGCATGTTAAATACAACACCACTCTTACGTGGTGGTGGCCACGGGTGATCCATATCATACGTTAAATATTTGTACATCATGTTATTGTACCAATATTTAACCCGAACCACAGTTTTCGTAACATTTTCGGGGATTGTCGTATCTTTATAGTTTGAAAAGTTTAATGTTTTGAAAACACTTTCAGTCTCGTCATCCCATTCGTTACGCTCTTCGTACCAGAATTCGTCGAGTTCTTCTGGTAAAGGTGTTTTTGTATAATCTAAAAAATATTCCATGGATGAATCCGCAATTCGATAATCTGGGGTAGAAAATAGTGATTGTAATGTTGAGTACACCCAAAGGATAACGTTAGTTAAAAGATTACCGAGCATTCTATTTAATTAATATGGAAGGTAATTTTTTAAGTAGGTACAATAACAAAATTGAAACATGGGATAAGTCTATTCGGGAAGACCCTATCAATAAATCAAAATACGAAACTGAAATGTCTGAATATATAATTCAGTGTATGCCGTATCTAGAAATGTATACCGATGAACTTAAAAAAGAAGTAAGTACCGATAATGTTTTTAATTGTAAAGAAACATCGGGATTACAGAGGAAAGATATATTTAATGATTATCTTATAGAAGTAGAAAAGGCAAATAACATAGATAGACCTGTAGAGAAAAAACGAGAAACGTGTCCTAACTGTCCAGAAAGTAATGTCTTTCATTTTACAGATACAAGTGACCTCGTGTGTGATAATTGTGGTATGATTTTAGCAACACTTATAAGTGAAGAATTGACATATAGAGAAGAACAAGAAACGTCTGAAAAAATAGTTAATTATTCGTATAAACGTGAAAATCATTTTAACGAATGGTTATCTCAGTTTCAAGCGCAAGAGACGACAACTATACCACCCGAGGTAATAGAACAACTACGTAACGAACTCAAAAAAATAAAGGTAAAAGTTTTAGATGAAATTACACACGCGCGTGTTCGTACCCTTCTAAAAAAATTGAAACTCAATAAATATTACGAGCACGTTCCGTATATAACCAATATTATAAGCGGAATAAAACCACCGTCAATGCCCCAAGAACTCGAAGAGCGATTGCGTATAATGTTCAAGGATATACAAAAACCGTTCGATGATAATTGCCCTCCCGAAAGAAAAAACTTTTTGAGTTATTCGTATGTTTTGTATAAGTTTTGTGAACTCTTGAGCGAAGATAAGTACCTGAAATATTTCCCTTTATTGAAATCAAAGGAAAAATTATACCAACAGGACGTTATTTGGAAGAAAATATGCGAAGATCTTAAATGGGAATATATACCAACGATTTAAAATCTAAATATATACTAAATGAACTTCCCAGTGCGTAATAGCAAATCTAAAAAGTTGCAAAAGGAAACGAACAACAAGTTCCCAAATTCCCCAAAACCAAAATCCAAAACCAAATCGAAGGCGAGAATGAACCCTTTGAGAAGAGGTGTTGTATACACGAGCTTGAGTAACATGCTCAAAAACTTCGCGAACAAAAAGCGAAATACACCCGAAGTTTTCCAAAACATTAACGACAAGCTTAAAAGATAAGTCTTTAATATAGCTAATGAACAACGATCCATATTACAATTTCTGTTTAGAAGAAATCAGGTTCTACACAGAAAAGATAAATGAAATTATAAAAGAGGGGCTTAAAGACCCTAAAAAGTATTACGAAGAATCCAAGAGTGAATGGAAAAAGATCTACCAAATGATTCCAGTTATGTACATGATGAATCAGATCGAAGATGAAAAAAAATAGTTGGTTACTACAAATGTCAGCTGCATTACTTGGTGCAGCCGTATTATGTTTATGTTCGAGTTCAGCAGCCGGTGCCGGTTCATTTTTTGGTGGTTTTATACCGGGTACATCTCAATTTGTATTGAAAAAAATGAAAAAATTAATACAAAACGTTATAACTGGTGATGCCAAATCAGTAGATTGTGCGAATTTATATAAATATATGAAAGAAACTAAAGGAACGAGTGCTGCGGAATCTGCCGTTCAATCATTATCAGAGAAGGAAAGAGGTATGTTGGAAAAAATATATGATATAGGGAGAGGTGTAGCACCAGAAAAAATATGCAATACGTCTATAGTAGATTCACTACAGAAAGCGATTATAAAAATTGAAAATAAGGATACATCTGTATGTACAGACTTGAAAGATTTGGATAATGAGATCCCAAGTTTTATTTGGGATAAAAAAACTAAAAAATTTATAGAAACAAAAGATTTATTAAACGAAGACAAGCTGGGTACTGTAGAAGAAATATGTAATCCAAACTATAGCCCAATGGCTTCACCCGACGAACTTTCAGAAAATGCTAAAAACCTAATTAGTGCTATTGAACAATTCGACGATGGTTTTAGTCCAGAAAAGTGTACAAATTTTAAGGAAAAATGGGAAAAAGTGATTGATGGAAGACCGTTAGATGAGATTTTCGATCGGGATAAGGTAAAAGATCCCGAACTTAATTTGATTTATTCAACACCAAAATATAAGGAAGTTATACAAGTACTTGGCGAGGCATTTGTCATGCGTGAAGATATACCGGACTCGGAGTTGCCACCAGGGGTAACTAGAGTTGAACAGTCAGATGAAGAAATTATTAATAAATTTTGTATTTCAGATTTAAAAAGAAAAATAGATGAGAAAGTGGCCCTTCTTAAAAATGAAGACATACAGGGGTGTGATTTATATGATGATACTTGGAATATCATAAGAGGAGACTGGAATACCGGGTTTGTATGGAATGATTCAAATGATAAAATTTTAGTCGGACACAAATATGCATACGACGCATTAGGTGAAACAGATGAAACTGTAAGAACAATGACTACGTTTAAAGAAACCTTGTGTAAAAATTAATCCAAAGTTATATACCTAACCTCTAAATCGGTGTTAAGTGATGTAGGGAAATTAATAAGGTACCCTTCCGTAAACCCCGTCAATCTTAGATAGTTTTGTGCTTGTGTGACCATGACATCGTTCATGGTTTTAACTGATTTCAGTTCGACCACTGTTTTGTTATTTAAAATTAAATCGGCGCGAAGATTCCCTATTGTGTGTCCTTCAAACACAATAGGAACTATTCTCTCCGTTTCGTAGTGTACCCCATTTTTCCGCAAGACAACTTCCATCGCATTGTGATACACCCGCTCACTATAACCGGGACCAAGTACTTTATATACGTGTCTGGCATATTGTTGTATCATTTAATTATTCTTCGGTTATTGTTTCTAACCCCTTTTTTTCACTCTCTACTACTCCTTCCTCTTGAAAATCTCTTGTAAGTCCACTATATTGTTGATTATATCGTATGAGAACTCTAGACAATTTCATCATATATTTATTAATATCATCAAAATGACCAATTTCCATTGATACAGAAATATGTTCTTGGTACCTTCGAGAAACATCTTCAATGGCATCCATTAGATCGTTTGAAAAGTGTATACCTTCCTGTATATATTTTTTTACATCTTCACCCATTTTTATATTATTATACTATTATTTTTAAATGTCGTATAGTAATAAATGATTATAGCAACGACTTTTTTTAATCATCCTAATATCAAGGGTACAGTCGAATTTGAAGAAAAGGATGGTAAAGTTATAATCAGGGGGAAATTAAAATCAAATAAGTACAAAAATAGTTCACATGGGTTTCATATACACGAAGCGGGTGACTTAACTGATAAATGTATGGGTGCATGTGGGCACTTTAATCCTTACAATAAAAAACATGGAGGTCCTAACTCTAAGGAACGACACGTAGGAGATTTAGGTAATATTCGTTTTGACGCAAATGGTAGTGCCAATTTTAGAATGGTAGATAATTTAATAAAATTAAGGGGAACTAAAGCCAATGTTATAGGAAGGTCTTTAGTTATACACGAAGATACGGATGATTTAGGTTTAGGTATTCATAATGATAGTTTAATAACTGGTCATGCCGGTAAGAGAATAACATGTGCAGTTATTGGTTATTCAAAAAGAATGTGTAAATAATATACATAAAACATTTACCTATATAAATGTGGATGCTCTTGTGTCGACCCATTACAATACCAGTAACTAAAGTTTCAGATCAAACCATGATCAGTACCGATAAGTGTCGAATAGTAACAGTATCTCCCACGGATAATGAAAGTAGGTACGTCATTGATATAGTTGATGATGCACCCGAAATTCTTATAAAACCAGATAAGGAATAAATGTAAGTATATATAAATGCCGTCGACACCTTTTGTCAATAGTAGTATACGGTCGACTATACCTAACCCATGTGAAGGTATTCAACAGTTACTCATTAAGGTAATATACGAAAACGATCGTGGGCAGGGTCCTGTTCAAAGTATAGAAGCGTACGCGTCCCCTATATTTTCGTTCAATTATAATGCATCGTACCTTAACCGTAACGATACATTACCAACACCCGAGGATGGTACTATCAGACCAATATCCATGTTTAATTACAATAAGGGATTGTGGAGTGATACTCAAAACGTACTCGTCATTAAAGATTATATTTTTAGACATGACTCGGTCTGCTCACCAACAACTTATTACACGCGGTTACGGGATTTCCTAACACACATTCGCGAAATATACAATTACGACGGGGCGATTACGGGAACGGATTGGTTATGTCGACCACCGTTATTACCAGAACCTACGTACGATAGAGATGTAACATTACGAAATGTTTCAAGAATCGTTATGGAACTTATAGATAAAAACTC